GATTGCGGGCCAAATACCACGTTCATGACCTTGACCCCTATCACCATATAAAGTGGTGTCATGAAAAAAGATGTATTTTCTTACTTTATTTGCATGTAATTTTAATTCTTGTACAACTTGTTCATATGAATGATAACTATCAACCAACATCATATCAGTAGGTTCAATTTCCGTTTCTAGTGTAGAACAAATATGTAAAGTAACATTTCGACCAGAATTTCTTGCACTTTCAAAATATTCCTGTGTTGTAACATAAGGTTGAATTTCATAACTGTGTAGTTCAATATCATGTCTTAAAAATGCTCTGGTACTTTGTGCGTGGCCAACACCCAATTCTGTAACATGTCTACACTTTGAAGTTATATCTGATAACCAAGGAAGATGTTCATGAATGTCGGTGCCCCGATTACAAGCATCGAAATATTCTTGTTCGAAATCCATTGGTAAAAAAGTATTTGTTCTCACGATTTGTCGTATTTCTAATCTATTTTCCATATTTTATGTACTATAAACAAACATTTCAGATTCATCTTTTTGTTCATATTTTTCTTGAATAAATTTTTTAATAATAGGTACACGGTCATATTGGTGAACAATAGGAAAAGGTTTCATACCCATAGGTGGTATTAATAATAGACCATCTTTCCAAATTGGTTCACTAAAGATTAAGTTGGGTCTGAATTGACTAATCTTCGATGGATCCATAACTGTTCCCAACTCAGCAGCCCAATCGTGTGAATAACCACAAATGTCTTTGAATGGTTGTGTGTTAATTAATACATTGAATACTGCTTGGTCACAAATGGGAATGGGTCTATTGATTGCATTGGTGAAGATATGAAATACCATATCTTTTACATATTCAGATTTACCTCCGAATGTTCCAACATTAAATATTTCATTTTCTTTAAATTGTTCATAAACATATGGACCATATGCTTGCCATAAGTTTTCGTTACCCCAAGGTTCATCTTTGTATTTTAAACCCTCAGAAGCAACAATTAAATCATAACCTTTTTCATAATTACAAACTCTAGACACTTCATCAATTGGATTGGTTTGGAAATAAACATCTTTAACATCGGTTGTAACGACAAAATCATATAAGTCCCAATGATATCGGAGATACTCATAGATAGATAAAAACCGTAACACATGAACTGGCACATTTTGGCCAATCATTTCTTTTAATATCACACCTTGTTCTTGTAACCAATCCAATGTTTCTTCAGATGCGTTACCATAAATCAGAACAACATCGGTATTATCTCCACCAACTTCTTTAGCGGACAACACCCAAGGTTTTAATTGATTAATTCCATAATTAGTAAAACCACCAATGATTAAATTTTTTGACGCCATGGATATTTCCCATCATATTTTTTATACATCACATCATTACCATTAATAAAGAAATCTGTTGTCACAGAACCTTTACCACCATCAGTACGATAATGTACTGTATACTCATTCGTACAATCCCATTTTTGGAAATATTGTGCTATTGTACCCAACCAAACTCTATCTTGACCCCAACCACCATGCCAAGCAGAAGCAATTTTAATTGCAACTTCTGTTTTAATACAATAACAATTAGTATCTATATGATTCACACCATGATATGTTTGCCATTTACCTAAAGATTCACAATCATCAAAACAAACGAACTTTCCACTCTTGTCGTGTACCTGTCTTAAAGAATAACACCAATCAAGGTTTCTTTTTTCAATAGTATCAACACAATTCTGAACATGGCTGTTCGATAACCAATTATCTTGGTCTAGGTATAAAACATAATCCGAATTTATTAAATGTGTAAAGGCAGCATAGACACGATGACCATAGAAACCTTTGGCACCGACATTGATGGGCAAATGTGCAACTTTAACCTTTTCTGAACCAGTGAAATCATCCATGACATCAAAAACTTTTTTATTGTTTTCTTGGCCATCGACAACAACATAACAAGTGGTATCTTTATATGTTTGATCCAGTACGGATTGTATAGCAGTTTTCAACTCTGGTGATCCAGTAGTTGGTATAATCACAGTAGCGCTCATATTATTCTCTAGTTAATTTCAATACTTTTTCGATTTGTTTTTCAATTGCTGGTTTTCTATTAGGCCAATATATGTATTCTTTATCTCCAGTAGAATGTAATTTGGTTAGGAATGGTACTATAAGTTTCTCTACTTCGGCAAGCCGTGCCTTGTAATCTTCCGCTGTTTTTGTGGTATTATTGATGACAGCATTATATTCTTCTTCCGAAACAGCAGAGAATCCAAAATCATCCAGACCACCATATTCTTTCGCAAGTTTGTCAAAATCAATTAATCCCATATTTCACCTTATTTTGCAATAACAAATGGACCCGAATCATCAGACCTTGAAGTGGTGTATTCATATACCACTTTTAAAAATTTATTTGCATTATCTTCATCTTTGAACCAATTAACCAAAAGTGGCATAACATTATTTGTTACTTCAACACTATATTCTGTTCTTTTTTCTTCATATAAAGCTCTAGAAGTACTTTTGGCTTGGCCTTTTGCTGGCTTCTCAGGTTTTTTACCTTTAAATTCTTTAGTAATTAAATCTTTCAAAGACTTTTTAAATTTATCATTTTCAGTTTTAAATTTTGCTGCCCATTTTTTAGAAAAAACAGGATCAACAATACCTAAAGCATCCGAAAATATTTTAGCTGATCCTAAAGAACCGTGTCTAGCTTCAGTATCTTTGTCCATGTTATTTGCTTTCCAACCACCACTCGAATCGGTAACATGCAACATTTGAATATATTTTCTTTTGTCTTGTGAATAGTATAATTGTAAATCTCTAGCTTGTCTTGGGTTGGATGAAGTTCTTTTTTTCCAATTATTCAATCCATAAGATTTTAGTTTTTCCATTTCTTTTATTTCATATGGTCTACTAAAATTCACTTGATAAATGTGTACCTCTTTCGTTTGTTTTTTAAGAGATAGTGGTAATAAATTTCCAGAAGATATTAATTGAGCAACAAACAAATTTAATGAAGAAAATACTAAACCTTGTTTATTTGTCACCATTTTTTTAATTGCTTCTTTTGCTTTGGGTGAAGCAAAATAGATGTCGGCAGGAGACCATTTATTAATATCACCAAATACCAATTTGACGGGTTCATTACTTTCTTTTAATAATTTATTAACTTCTTTTTGAGCTTCTGCGGCCTCTTTAAATAATATTTGTATATTATCCATGACATCTTTATCGCCCCTAACATAGAATACAGATGACCAGGTGGGTTTTTTGATTGGGCCAAATTTATTTGATATTGTGTCCAAATCTTTGATAAGTTTTACAGCAATTTTTACAGAAGAAATATACCAACTATCATTTGATGATAAAAATTTTTCAATAATTGCAAGATTTGTTGTTCCGGAGTCCACATGTTTACTAAAAGCATCTTTAATTTTTGCTTGTGGATAAGTTTCATCCCAATATTTTTTGAATATAGTATAAGTTGGTAAACTATCCAAATCAAAAACTTTTTCTACTTTGCTGGCACCAATAAAATCAGCCATAGCACAAAATAATGCTTGTGCTGATTCTGCTTTCGAGGTATCGTCTGCCATAATGGACCTTAAATGGAAATATTTATCTAATTATTTGGATGTCTTTTCCTGATGTCCAGACTTCCAATTCTGTACGAAGCCTTCCCTCAGATTTAAGGCTCTCATAACGATTTCCTGCCTTGTTTTTCCACCATTCTATGATATTAGATAGATGATGTTTATCGTAATTTTCACCAGGTAAAAGTTTATCGGTTTTACATGCCAAATAATCGATGTAATTATTATACCCATAATTTGATGTATAATATCTTTTCTTCTCTGTCAACTTTTTGGCGTTCTCAATCGTTGTATTAAATGCCTCCCCTTCAGAACTACCCTTTAAAGATGCTTTAGTTAAGGCTATAATTTTAGTAAACGTTCTAAGTTTCCTACTGGTTGATTTAATATCACCTTCTAATATATCTCCCACCTTACTTTCTACGAATTCTTTTAATTGAGTGTACCTCTCACCGTGCATCATGGGAATCATGTCGGAGTCGGTTTCACCTTGGTACCTGATAAACGGTTTCATACCATCATATTGGGAAACACCTTTAGTTGAACCATACAAACTAGTAGTTTCAAATAAACATAGATTCATATTGTATTTTTTGTTTACAATTTCTCTTACCTCATGACTTGTACAGATGGCAGCCATAAGTTTACCACCAAGGTAATTATAACCGAATGGTTGACTTGGTACAATTACAAAACCCATCATCGAAGAATCATTGAATCGTTTTGTTGTGTCTGGATTCTGCGAGAACACCTGTCCAAGAAGTTCATTTCTTGGACGCATATAGATTACTGGTGATCCCAAACGAATGAATCCTAATATCTTTCCTGTGTTCCGTTCTTTAACTGCTAATTGTATGTTTCTACCAACTGGTGCTTTATTGATATGTGAAGATGTGATGGCAAGTAATGTTTCCCATTGTTCGTTTGGTATTTCAGACACTTCAATATCCATATCCTTTGGATGCATAGAAAAATCTGAGAACAAATCATCTTCATGTGGAAATAATGAAGCAGGAATATTATCAAGATTTTTTAGTTTTTCATCACGCATGTATTGTTCGATACTGGTAATATTACCAAAATAATCAGCAAAAGCTTTAGAACAAACTAAGGCATCTTCTCTTTCCAATATCATACTTTAAATCCACTAAATTTATCTTTGCGTTCATTGATACCAAATGTATTCAAAGGTTTATCTTGTCCTTTGTGTCCAGCATCAGCAATACCTATTTGTGCAGCCTGTTCAATGTCAAACAATTTCATTTTTGAACGGTCAATACCAAGTGTAAATCGCTTATGAAATGTGGGATCATTGTAACGATTCTTTAACTGTTTCACCATAATTTGACCGAGCTCTTCGAGTTCTTCAGAAGAAATCAAAGCAAACATCAAGTCTGCCGTTGCAGGTAACCCGAAGCTTTCACTCGTATCTTCCAATCCTGGATCACTTGAAGTAAATCCGGACCTTGTAGTCTGTGTCGCAGATACAATAGGAACATTATATTCCACCGCAAGTCCCCTAAGCTCTTCAGCGATTGCTTTGACGTATGAATAAGAGTTAATATTTGCGCCAGCCTTAATACGACTTGAGCAACATATGTTGAGATAATCAATAAAGATAATGTCAGGTACAAAAGACCTCTTGAGATTAAGTTCATTTAATAAAGTCCTAAAGTGTATAACAGAAGCGGATGCTGTTGGATATTCTTTGATGATGAGTTTGCCTGTTGTCTTTTCACGAACTTTAGCCACTTTCTTATCATACATATCTTTTGGTAAGTCCATCAAATCATCAACAGTTACATTTAATAAATTTGCATCAATACGTTCTGCAATTTTTTCTTCACTCATTTCAAGGGTGAGGTATAATACATTTTTACCTTGTACCATACATCCTGCAGCCACATGACACATAAACAACGACTTACCAACACCAGTCCCAGCAAGAGCAATATTGAGAGTTTTATTTGGCAAACCACCTTTTGTGATTTTGTTGAAGTATTCCAAGTCAAAAGGAATTCGTTCCTCTTTTCTATGATAGAATTCAAATCGATCATCCGAGTCCTGTAAATAATCGTGGCCTACTGAGTTGTCGAATGAAACGGCCAAGGCGTCCGATAATATCTTGGGAATCTGGCCTTTATCGTGGTTTTTGTCTTTACCATCGAGAATTGAAATAGACCCCAATACTGCATTGTATATCGCTTTCTCTTGGCAAAACTTTTCTGTGCGGTCAACAAGCCATTGAATCTCGGTTTCTGTCTGCTTATTAACCTCAAT